ATTTTTTTAATAAATTCATTACCAACCTTTGATTGCTATTTTAACACCTTTAGGTTTTTTTCTTACCCATGTATGAGGGCCTTGTGGTCTTGGTCTATTTCCATGTTGAAGACCTATTCTTCCACCTTTAGCGTGTCCTGGTTTCTTCAGTCCTTCTTGTAATTTTTTTGTTAGATCTTGAGTTTTCTTTTTACCTTCTGGAGAATAGATTTCTTTTTTAATAGTTTTTTTATTTTTTTTAATCCAGTCCACTGCTTTTCTACCGATGATTTTTGCAATTCCACCTACGCCTTTTTTAGCACGAAGTGGAGTCATAAATTTATCGCCCTTATTCCATCTTTTATCAGGAGATTTTTTTCCTTTACCGCCTGGACGACCTGGACTTACTTTATCACCGCCAGATGGGCCATCGGGTCCCCATTTTGGTTTACCAAATTTCCTACGACCTAAATCTTTTAATTTATCTCTTATATCTTGTGGTATTTTTGGTGGTTTACTAGGACCTCCTTTAGGCCATCCACCATAAGTTCCACCTCCACCTTCTTTTAATCCTATTCTTCCTCCACTTTTTTTGCCCCATTCTCCTCCGGTTACAGATGCCAGATTATCTCGTAACTTTTGCATTCTATCTGATACCTTAGGTCTGATTTGAATTCTTTTCTTATCGGGCTTGCCATGTTTTCTCATATAAGCACGCTGTGCTTCCGCGCTTCTTCCTTCTTTTGTAGAATGCGGTTTTCCTTCTGGTCCACTTGATCTAAATCTTGTTACGGCTCCACCTGCTTTATATTCTTCCGGGCTTTTCAATTTTGTCTGAATCTCTGCCTGTTTATGTTTAAATGGTTTAATTTCTCTAAGAGAATCTTCTCTCCTTTGACCTAATCTTTTTATTGTACGTCCAGCTGAAGCTGCTTGTCCTTCAGGCGAAGAATGAGGTTTACCTTTTATACCTCCCGCTAAGGCGTTTCTTAACTTTTTGCCTATGTCACTTATGTCAGTAGGTTTCTTTTTAGTAATCCAATTTTTCTTTTTAGTAATCCAACTTTTAGGTTTTTCTTTTTTAGTAATCCAACCTTTAGGTTTTTCTTTTTTAGTAATCCAACTTTCAGGTTTTTCTTTTATTTTTCTTAAAGGCATATTATTTTCCTTTTCTAGCTTTTCCCATTTTCTTAAATGTCATTGCTAACGCTTTTGCTCGTCCAGTGCAACCTTTTTTTGTAATCGGTGTACACTTTCCTTTAGTTCCACGTTTTTTAATTGATTTATTTACGTCTTGTATCCAACCACCTTTTTTAGCGGTTTTTCTCCACAAATCAGATGCTTTAGGTCTCTCCCTACGAGGTTTAGTAGATGGAGAATCTTTATGAGGGTTTCGAGTAGTGTCTCTTACACTTCCACCACGTTTAAATCCAACTCTATCTCCCCCATTAGTATAACCATTTGCAAAATGACCACGAGGGACATTGTATCCTGGTACTGATGCTAACGGGTTTGCTCCAGTCCATTTACTCATTATTTTTTACCTAACTTATCCATAGTATCACCAAGTTTTTTAGCGGTTTGTTTTATATTAAAGGACATATTTTTAATTCTTGCTGCAGACGCTTTGTTTTTAATCTTATTAGCTGCACCTATATTATATTTTCCTTTAAGAAATTTAATATCTCCGGCAACTTTCCTACCTTTTAAGAGTAGATTCAACCAACCCATAAGTTCTCCTTAAGCTTTTGATGCGCCTCTAGATTCATCTCTTCTAGATGCATAGCTTTGAGTTTTTGTAGACTCAGCGCCGTCTCTTTCACCTAAAGATTCATCTAGTCTATCATTAGAAGTCTGTTTTTTCTCAGCCTTCTTGTATGGGAATCTAGATTTATAGGGTCTTGTTCCAAAATCATTTCTCATAATTTTCTCCTTATATATTTATATTTGTTTTAACATGCATTGTCCACATTATTTTTACCGTCTATACTGACTGTAAATTAACTGCGGAAGGACCTTTTTGGCCTTGTTCAACATCAAATGTTATTGTATCGCCTTCACGTAATTCTATGTTAGCTGCTTGTGCTGCTGAATTATGTACAAAAACATCTTTTTCTTTGTCATCTCTTGCAATGAAACCATAACCTTTAGTCGAATTAAACCATTTAACTTTTCCGTTTATACTCATTTTTCTCTCCTTTCTTACTTCTTACCATTTCTAAAAATTTGTGTACCCTTTATACCAAAAATACTACCAACTACAAGTATCCATAAAGTCGAAAACCATGTCGGAAGTGACGCAAAATGCTCGAAGAAGATTTTTACTTTCTCCATCGCTGCAGGATTGTCACTGAAGACTCCCCACGCGAGCACTATTATGGGTGCACTTAATATGACTAAAACGAACTCGTCCTTGTAGTCGTTTTGACGGGCTTCTAAAAGTTTACCCTGGTAAGCTTCCTCACCTCGGGCTTGTTTTTGCGCATGTAAATATTGTGCATCCGCCATAGCCATTTTAGACTCTTGACGTTTTTTATAAATGTGACTCGCCGCGTTTAAGCCGAGCTTAAGTGCTCCAAACCACATATTAGAACCAAGTTGCTGTTTGTTTTCTAGCTTTGCCTGTTCCTTGAACAGTCACTTTATCACCAGTAGGAATCCTTTGACCAGATCCTCTGATGCTAGATTTTGCTCTCGGATCTTTTATTAGATTCTGAGAAGGAATACCAATCTTTGTCGATTTTCCTAACGGTGCTTGTTTTTTTATTGTCATATTTTTCTCCTAGGTTTGTATATACTATGATTTAGGACCTTTCAAGGTCTTAACATCTCTAGCCTTCATTTTATCCGAAGTCAGTTTAACATCAGCAGATATCAATGATTTCTCAATTGCTGTATCCGCTCTTAAATGAGCTAATTCCTCATCTTGTTCTAATTTTTCTTCAGCGATTTGCTGGCCTTTTAAAAATTTAGTTTTATCAAGATTAATTCTTGCCGCATCCTCTTTTACTTTACGCTCTTCTTCCATAGCCTTAAGATCCACTTCTCTTTGTTTCAATTTAAGTAATGGATCATGATCAAACTGAGAAGTAATTGTTTTTTCTTCTTTCATAAACTCTTCAGTCATATCTGCAACCAATACCGCTTTTCTAGCTTCTATCTTTTGAGAGATTTGTTGAAATTGTTGTTGAATTTGTGGATTCATGGTTGCTTGTTGTTGCATCTGTGGCAACATTTGCATTTCTTCTGCAAATTCTAATTGAACCTGTTCCTGAGCCATTAGAGAAATATGTTCTAATACATTTTTCTCTAAGGCCGCTGTTATACTTGGGTTATTTCTAACAAAGTTAGTGGCCATAAAAAATAAGTGAGCCGTTACATGAGCTCTATGATCTTGACCAGGAAATGCCTGAAAAGGTTTCTGTGCCAAAGCATCAATGTGCTCGATCGCCGGATCTTTAGGTTGATTCGGTGGAGGCGGTGGTAAAATTCTATCAATATCCTTTACACCTATCGCCGTGTACATATTTCTATATGCCATGTACATATTATGCATTTGTGGATTAGTTTGAGCTAATTGTAATTGTGTTTGAGCCATTGAAATTCTTTGAGACATTGAAAATATATTTGGATCAGCCACAGGTAAAATATCTACCTTATCATCAAAATCTGTTTGTTTAACATTTCTTGCTGCACCTACCACGTCATAAGGATATTCGGGTGGTAAGTACGTGGCAAATAGTTTTGCCAGTAATTTAAATTCTTGTTTAAGTGAAACATATAGTCTTTTATGGATTGCTGACATTACCCTTGAGCCACGCTCCAATAGGGCTACGGTCGTACCAACAGCGGCCTGCTGGTTCCCGTCCCCGACCTGCATGTCAGCAATGGACGCGAATCTTTGTCCTGCCTGCACGACAATTCCCATCAATTGCAATAAAGTCTGAGAAGGCTCTTTGTATGGTAAAAATACAAAGGCATCTTTTAAATTTCCTCCTGGTGTATCTACGTCTTTAAATTCTCCAGGTTGTATGTTAGCGGCATCATCTTTTACTCTGACACCTCTCTGTTTAAATCCGGCTGGTAAATTTGAAAGTGTACCAGCATCTAATAACTGACGGAGAGCCGCAGTTGCAGTACGACTCAATCCGCCAATCATATGAATGAGTCCAAGGCCATAAAATCCTAGTCCTGGCAGAAATTTGAAATGGACAAAATATTGGATTTTAAGTTTCTTTGGATCATTGGGCGCGAAGTTCCTTCTTATCGAAAGGACCTTCCGACTACCTTCTTCGATTGTTACGATGTAAGGTAATTTTATTCCGGTTGGTTCTCCGTCGGGACCAACATCTTCGAATCCTTCTAGATCTAGATTAACGTGGCATTCTAGAACTGTATACATAGGTTCGACTCTTTGGGATTTTGTAATTCCTTCTACTTCTCTCTCTTTTTCTTTTAACTCATTGGTAATTGTACCTTGAGGTTTAGCGAGTTCAATATCTGAATAAAATCCTGCGACTTGTTGCTTACGCAAATCATTTTCGGAAATTTTTAATACATGGATGACCGCTTCCGCATCGTCTAATGAGGTAGCCGTATACGGAACAACGAGATCATCTGCAGGAACAAACTTAGAAACAGCTCGTCCCAGTAAATCGTCATAATAAACTTTTTTAAATGTAGAACCTGATAATGGTAAATAAAATAACATTTGATCAAATTCAGGTTCATATTCTTTCATTTGATCCATTAACTGATAGTTCATGAAATTTTTAACTCTTTGCGACTGTTGTTCTTTTATCGGGTTAGATACACCCATGACCATGGTTCTAACAGGTCCATCAGCCGGTAATAATTCTTTATAAGCTAGTGCTTGAAACTGAGTAACAGCTTCAGCTAAAACTGGGTGAGTGGCACCGGATGCTCCTTGGAAAGGTTGAGTTCTATTATCATATTTAAATCCTAAAAGATCTAAACCAACAATATAAGCTCTTTCCCAATCTCCACGGGAAAATTTATATTCTCTGTAATCATTTTGTAATTGATTTCCAATTTTATCAGTAATGTCTTCAGGAAGTAAATCATTTAGATTGGCGAAAGGATCGCCTTCATCAGGCATGTCGACTTGACTAGGGTCAAAATCAATTGTTGCTCCCGCTTCGTCTTCTGTAATTTCTACTGGTCCTTTTCCTAATTCTTCCGCAACATCAACTTCCTCGAAATTTTCTTCAACAATTTCGTCTTCAGGACGTTTAATATTAGGGAGACCTTTATCGATTTCTGCCATTTAAATTCTCCTGTTTCTTCTTATCCTTTTTTGCTACTTTAATCAACCCCTGTGGATTAGGTCCTTTTAAAGGGGGTATCGCGTTCCATTTAACATGCTTCATGTTTTTAACAAGTGTTGGATTACTTTTTAACATTTAAACTCGCTATGCCGCCTTGTGAAAAAT